GAAGCAGGGCTCCGTAACTTCAATAGTCTACGCGAGTCACGGCTTCAAGAGATTGAGGCGAGTAAGCTTACAAACCTTGCTCAGTTCTCAGAAACACTAATGCAGACTCTTACCACCGCTGCCAAGGAGAAAGGTCAGCGGGATATGGAAGAGGGTCTACAGCAGGCATACTTAGATGGCATCTCAGATGAAGCTGCACAGGCATACGACAAAGCTGAAGGTGATGTCCACGCCATTGAATCGACATTCAAATCCGCAGCAGCTGAGGCGGAGCAGAAAGGGGCTCCTATTGATGTTGTAAGACAGTTCCGTGACTTCGGTGGGTGGAAGGGTTACGGCTACGCTGTTGGTATGGCTCAACAAGGTGCTGCGTTCTACCCCAGATTCTTCCAACAAGCATCGCAACAAGTTAGTGTCAATATCAACGGTCAGGAGATCACCCTAGATACTGCCAAGAGTGGTCCAGAGCGAGCAGCTGTAGAAGCTGAGATTCGTGGTCAATTCCTGAGCCACTTTTCTGGCATGAATCCAGCCCTACTCAACAAGTACTTGTTCCCTGCTATGAAGCAGTTTGAGAACGAGGCAGCAATTGACTGGGCAGAGAAACAACAAAAGGCACTGCAGGAAGAACGTCGTACTGAGTCCCAAGACATCCTCTACAATGGTATCAAAGCAGGGATGGGTGGTCAGACCCTCATTGACTTCATCAATCGCTACGCTGGTGATTTCGGTGGTGTAGGTGGTGCTCGTAAGGCAGGAATCGAGATCCTTGAGAACCTCATTAACTCCCGTCAGATTGGCGAAGCAGAGGTCAACGCAATTCTTGACTATGAGTTCCAAGCAAAGGACGGTTCGACGCGAAAGATTGGTGAGTATTGGGGTCGTGACTTCACAAAAGTCAAGGATCTTCTGTACAACGCTAGTCGAGTAGATCTCCAGCGACAGTTGGAGCAACAAAGCGACACGCAAAACGAATTCAAACTTGACTTCGATCGTCAGACTGCTGAACGTCGTGCACAAGGTAAGGATTGGAGTGAAGCTGAGCTTAGGGCTATTGCATCTAACTATGAGCAACAAGGCCTTGGTCCTGCTCCTGATTGGTTGAAGAACTACATGTCCCGAGAGGATCGGGCAGATGAGCTGGATAAAGAACGGCTTATGTCTCTTCGCCAGTCTCGCGGTTACCTGACAGAAGAGGACCTGAAGAACGTATCTCCGACACTGTACTCACAGATGATTGGATACGTCAAAGAGGACAAGAAGCTTACTGAGGTTCCCCAAGCCTTTGCAAAAGAAGCGAAGGACAAGATTGGGGCCTTCACCGCTAAGTTCCTGAACGAGACTGAGGGATCAAAGGATAAGAGTCCAGAGTACTACAACGCTTTCTACAACGCTCAAAACGCATACGATCGCTACTTCCGTGAGAATATCCGAACTGGTATGAACCAGCAAGAGGCTCACAACAAAGCGATGGAGCGTATTGAGAAGAACTTTGCAGCTGGTACCTATACCAAACGACCAACAGCTACAGCCAATCAAGAAGCTAGGATCAACTATGCAAAGGCAAGTGCTGCTTGGTCAAAGGATCCGAACCTAATCAATACCCAGGTGCTTCCTGGTACTGAGCGAGCGATCCAAGCGCTTGAGCAGTACGCAGCTACTGGTCGAGGTCAGATCCCATACATCTATTATCAACTTGCCCAAGGTCAACGTAACCTGACTGCATGGGACATTGCAAACGCACAACTGGAGGCTGCAGGCAAGGGCTCTCTGATACGTCCACAAGCTGTTCAATACGTTGATCAGCAGGACCCTCAACTACGTGCTCTGCTGAACTGGAGACCCACTACTGCTCGCACTAATCGTGCAGGCATCCTCTCTAGCAGCTACAAAGAATTCCTTGACCTAGTTGCTAGTAAAGAGTCAGCTTCGTATGGTCACTACGACGCCATGAATACTGGTGGTGCTGCTGCTGGGACAATCGCCTACGGATCTGCAAACAGTAAGGATGTCTTTGGCCGAGGCCTTAGTCAGATGACTATCGGTGAGGTCATGCGCCTTCAAGACAGTAATCAGGTACATGCTGCTGGTCGGTATCAAATCATCCGTGATACTCTCAAGGATCTAATGAAGAACGGAGCAGCTGGTCTAACTCCTAATGATCCGTTCAATGCAGCGAACCAAGACGCTCTTGCTGTTGCACTTGCACGCCGTCGACTCAACCAAGGTAATGCAATGGTTGGTCTGCGTAATGAATGGGTTGGTTTGGATAAGGTACCCGATCAGGTACTTCTGAGAGCTATTGACAAGCTGCGAGCTACATCTCCATTCAACAACCCAGTCAACTTACTTCCTGGCCTCGTGTATCGGATTGGCAGTCGTGGTTATGGATCTACGGGTCCACATCTTGATGTCAAACCTGTAACACCCGGCACACTTCAATCCAACAGCAGTCTTCCTCCAATTTCACAAACTGAGTTGGATCAGTACGTCTCTGTTGGATCAGATCGTCAACCGCTATCTAAGGGTACGGTGACGACAGATAACGACACAGCACATAGGGGTAGGGGTAGTTTCGGTCATGACTTTGCCGCACCGGATGGTACACCAGTGTTCCTCAAGAATGGAGCAAGGGTTGTGGGTACTTTCAAGGGAGACCAAGGCACGGACCACACAATCATCGAACTCCCTGATGGGCGTCGTTATCAATTCCTCCACGGTGTAAACGCCTAATTACTACGGTAAGAAATGATTGATCCTAACTCGGTAGATACACAGTATCTCCAGGGTAATGTAGAGCTGACAGTAGATGCTCTCAAGCGAGAAGAAGAAGAGAAGAGGAAAGCAGAAGAACAGGCTCGTATCGCTGCTGAACAAGCTGCTCAACAGGAAGCCCTTCGCAAGGATAGCCACGCTGCTAAACCTGCCAGCCAATTTGGTGCCGCAGAGAACATGAAGGAAGTCGGCAACGCCATTATGGGTGGTGTACGAGATACCGTCAGTTCTATTGCGACTGCTCCAGAGCGTGCTGTTGATATGACCAATGGTCAGATGCAGGAGCATGGGAAGGACTACAAGCCTGAGTGGAACCCTCTTGGTGGTGATTACAACCCAATTACTAAGACTTGGTGGGGTAACTTCATTAGGGGTGGTGTCCACTTCGGTACAATGGGTCTTGCTATCATCGGGGCCTCTAAGATTCCCGGTGTTAAGAATGTAGTCGGTAGAGCGACAAGTACTGCACTTGGTCGAGTTATTACTGGTAACAGAATCACTAGGGCTGCAGCCATTGGTGCCGCATCAGATGTCCTGTCTGAGTACTCCCAAGGTGACAATGCCATGGGCGCGCTTGCTCAACGCTTCCCCCAACTCAACAACCCGCTTGCTACCCACGACGCTGATCACCCAATCATCAAGACATTCAAGAATGTTGTAGAGGGCATTGGTATTGGCATCGTCGCTGATGGTGTGGCTGTTGCTATTGGTAAGGGTCGTGATGCCCTAGGTAAAACAACAAAGCCAGATCGTGAGGCGCTTGCCGTAGCAGATGTAAAGGTAGAGAAACTTCGTGCTGCTGCTGAAGATACCGCCAAGGCTGCAGTAGATAAAGCGCTTCGACAAGAGACTGCTCAGAAGTTGTTCCAAGAGGGAATCGACTTTACCAAGCTGACTCCTGAAACGCAGCTGGAGCAGATGGCTAAGGTAGCCAAGAAGAAGAAGGCCTATGCCAGCTGGTCACCACCTAATGAAGATAACGTCTCACGTGCTGTTCGTAAGGCTGAGGAACGCTCTGTTGACGTTGAGAATCAGGTACTTGAGAAGGCTGTCATTGAGCTTGATGATCCTAACTTCCGTGGTCACAAGAACAAACCAATCGCTGATCCTTGGCAAGGCTCACCAAACAGCTCTGGCAAGGCCTATGACGTGGCTAAACAGCTCAAGCGTACTCACGGTGAGTGGGGAGCTGAAGACGGCTCCACGGACTCCCTAGTGACCCCTGCAGCAGCTGAGCGTATGGCCAGTACTGCGGACATGGATGGTAAGGATCTCAAGGCGGTTGCTAAGGAGCTTCTTGGTGACCATCGAATGAGGTCCTTGATGTCTGAACTCAAGGCTAACAAGGTCACTTTTGAGGAAGCCTTTGGTGATGCTCTTGAGCGTATGCAGGAGGTGATGGGTCGTGATGCTACGGCTGCTAGCCCTGAGGACTTCTGGAAGCCTATCTTTGAGGATCAGTCGTTCCGTACTGGCGGTAAGGATAGCCTTGATGCCTGGGCTATGGAGAACGTTGTAGCAGCTGACCTGATCAACGGGTCGTTGTTCAAACAACTCCGTGACCTAGGTATTGCAGGACGTGAGTTGAAGGACATCGCTGATCTGATGGATGTTGATGGACCGTTCAAGACTATTGCGGATCGTCTGATTGTTGGCCTCACTAATGTCAAGCGTTCACGGTACCTGATCTCTGATGAGTTCCGTTCACTCCAACTGAATGATCCAAACAAAGCGGCTCGTCAACGTACGCAACGTCTTGCTGAGTTGCACGATGAAACCAAGACAGCCGTACAGACTATGGCTGAGCTTGCTGCTCAATCCCCCACGGATGACTTCCTGCAAGCTGTGTTGGAAGCCTTTTCGATGTCCAACAAGATCAACAATTGGACGGACTTCGATAACTACATGCGTAAGCAGTTGGTTGGTGAGACCACTGAGGCTGGTACCCGCAAGACTGGTCATTTGATTCGTGAGCTGCAGACCGTGATGGTTCACAGCATCCTGAGTGGCCCTAAGACGCCTGTACGGGCAGTTATGGGTACTAGCACTGCAACGTTCCTGAGGCCTATTGCAACGGCAATGGGAGCTGCTATGCGGTTTGATGGAGATACCATACGCACTTCCCTTGCTTCTACCAATGCAATGGTTCAAGCGATTCCAGAGGCGTTCAAGTTGTTCAAGACGCGACTGAATGCGTACTGGGCTGGTGACATTGCTGATGTTCGTACGCGATTCTCCGAGTACAACGCTAAGCAAGAGCAGTGGGATCTACTGGGTCATTGGGCCGAGACTCGTGGTACGGAAGCTGATAAGGCTGCGTATCGTCTCGCTAATATGGCACGAGCTTTGAATGACAACTCGTTCCTGACCTACTCAACTAAGTTGATGGCAGCAACGGATGACACCTTCTCATACATTCTTGGTAGGGCACGCCTAAGGGAACGTGCTCTGAGTGAAGCGATTGATTCCCAACGAAATGGGGATGTTGTAGAAGTAACTCCTCAGCTAATCCAGGCTTTTGAGGATAGGCTTCACAGTAAGGTCTTCGATGAAGAGGGTAACATCACTGATGCTGCTGCAGACTTTGCACGCAAAGAGGTTACTCTCACAAAAGACATCTCAGGGTTTGCGGCTGGTCTTGATAAAGTCTTTGCCTCTCACCCATGGGCTAAGCCTTTCTTCCTGTTTGCACGTACTGGTATTAACGGACTTGAGCTGACGGCAAAACATACTCCGGGTTTTAACTTCCTTGTAAAGGAGTGGAATGACATTGCCTTTGCTTCAGCGGATGACCTCTCGGCTGTAACTAAGTACGGCATTGAAACAGCACAGGACCTGGCCAATGCCAAAGCTCTCCAGGCTGGCCGCCTTGCTATTGGTAGCTCCGTGATCTTCATGGCTGGCCAACAGTTCATGAATGGCAACCTCACAGGTAACGGACCTCAGGATCGACAGAAGAGGCAGCTTTGGGAAGATGCTGGTTGGAAGCCTCGTAGTATCCGACTTGGTGATGTCTGGATCGGCTATGACTCTTTTGAACCGTTTAACCAGATCCTAGCTGCTGTAGCGGACATTGGTGACAACATGGAGCTGATGGGTCCAGAGTGGGCTGAACAGAACCTCCTCAAGCAATCGTTGGTACTTGCTCAGACCATCACCAGTAAATCCTACCTCGCTGGTATCAGCCAGTTTGTTGACCTGTTCTCTGGTGATCCAAAGGCTGGTGCCAAGATCATTGCTGGTCTAGCCAACAACACCGTACCTCTTGCTGGCTTTAGGAATGAGATCGGTAAAGTCATCACTCCATACACTCGTGAGCTGTCTTCGTCGTTCTGGGATGCTATTCGTAACCGGAACCTTGGATCTGAGCAGCTGACCAGCGAACCGCTGCCTATCAAGTATGACCTGCTTACTGGTAAGCCGATTCGTGACTGGGACTTCCCAACTCGTATGTTCAATGCCATCAGCCCTGTTCAGTTGAATCTGGATAATGGTCCCGGTCGAACGATGCTGTTTAACAGCGGGTACGACATGAAACTTTCCACCTACTCAACTCCAACAGGTCTTTCTCTCGCCGATAACGCAAAGGTGCGTTCTTTGTACCAACGAGCCATTGGCAATCAGAACCTTGAGGAGAAGCTGAACAAGTTGGCTGCTCGTAAAGATGTTCAGGACTCTATCGCACAGATGGATTGGGATAGGCGTAACAATCGTAGATTCCTTGATCCGATGAAGTCATACTTGCATACAGACCTGATCCGTAACGCCTTTGATGAAGCTCGTCGTAAGGCATGGGCACAGATTCAGAACGATCCTGATGTCCGTAAGGCTGTTGCCTCTAAGAAGGCTAATGATCTTGCTGTCATCAATACCCGTGCTGGTAACTACAACGCAGCACAACAACAGGCACAACAATTCCTTCAACTTCGGAATAAGTAGTAATGGCCGTTACACAGAATAACTATACAGGGAACGGGTCAACCGTTCTCTATTCATTCACTTTCCCATATCTTGATGAGTCACACGTTAAGGTTTCCATTAACGGTACTCCTACAACTGCATACTCGCTAGCCAACGCTACCACTATTCAGTTCAATAGTGCTCCATCCAATGGAGCTGCTATCCGTATCTACCGAGAGACAACTGACACTGAGCCGGTATCTACCTTCTATCCTGGCTCAGCTATCAGGTCTCAGGATCTGAACGATAACTTCCTGCAGTCTCTATACCTTACTCAAGAGACAGAGACCCTCGCTACCAATCAAAGTACTGCTGGTCTCCAAGCACAAATCACTGCAGCTACTGATACAGCTAACAGCGCAATAACGACAGCCAACATCGCTACTAGCACTGCTAACACAGCATCTGCAAACGTTACTGCAGTCAGCAACACAGCTAACACCGCTCTTAGTGTTGCTAACGCTGCCATGCCTAAGGCTGGTGGCACGTTTATTGGTGATGTCATCTTTAACACCACTACCTCAACCAAGATCCCTGTAGGTACTTCAGGCCAACGTCCTGGAACACCAACAGCAGGCATGATCCGCTTCAACAGCTCCATTCTTCAGTATGAGGGCTACAACGGTACTGCCTGGGGAACCATTGGTGGTGGGGCTAAAGGTGGCGGAACTGATCAGGTTTTTATTGAAAACGATCAGACTGTAACCACAAACTACACATTGACTGCTGGCAAGAATGCAGTTACTGCTGGACCGATCACGGTCAATAATGGTATTACCGTGACCATACCTTCAGGATCTAGCTGGACGATTGTTTAATTATGCCTATCACAATTAACGGATCCGGCACCGTAACCGGAATCTCAGCAGGTGGTTTGCCTGATGGGTGCATTACTACCCCTGACTTGGCAGATGGCGCTGCTACTCAAGCAAAGCGCAGCGAACAGCTCACGCTAGGCACCGCCCAAGCCAGCACCAGCGGCACCAGCATCGACTTCACCGGCATCCCGAGCTGGGTGAAGCGGGTTACGGTAACCGGGATTAACGTCTCAACAAATGGCACGTCTTTTGTGTGTCTAAAACTTGGCACAAGTTCTGGAGTTGTTACTTCGGGATATGTTGGTAATTACACTAACTTTAACAGTGCCGCATTTGGCAATACCGGAAACATGATTGGGGAGTTTGTGCTTACCGCAAACGGAGCCGCTGCTGATACGCGTCAATTTACTGCGACACTTGTCTCTCACGGCGGCAATGGCTGGCTGTTTTCAGCGATGGGTGCCGCGACCAACATTGTTGGCAATACAAACATTTCAGCGGGGGCAATTATTCTTGCAAGCACCTTAGATCGCATCCGCATCACCACCATCAACGGCACCGACACCTTCGACGCCGGCTCCATTAACATCATGTACGAGTGACGCCATGACACTACGACTTAACGGCTCCACGTCGGGCTACACAGAAATCGACGCCCCAGCCGTCGCTGGCAGTAACACGCTCACTCTCCCCACCGGCAACGGCACCACTGATCAAGTCCTTAGCGGCAACGGCTCTGGCGCTTTGAGCTGGGTGGATCGCGGGCGGATGGTGCTGGAAACCGCCAAGACAACCACCAGCGGAACCAGTATTGATTTCACTGGGATTCCGAGTTGGGTGAAGAAGATCACGGTGATGTTTAACAACGTGTCCCTGTCGGGCACAGACAGCCTACTTGTTCAAGTCGGAGCAGGATCAATCACGACAACTGGTTATACAGGTAGCGGATCATACGGAACAAATAACACGGGCTTAGCATCAACAAGTGGCTTTGTATTCACAGTTGGCACCGCTGCCGCTGGATTATACGGCCACATGCTCATAACCAATTTATCGTCTAATACTTGGCTTAATTCTCACCAGGGCTTTCTTGCGGGCACCACGGTGTCCGAAATCGGGGGCGGATCCATTGCCCTCTCTGGAACACTTGATCGCCTGCGCATCACTCCTACCGGCTCAAACACCTTTGACGCCGGGTCGGTGAACATCCTGTACGAGGGCTGATCATGAGCACACTCAACGTCTCCAACCTTGCCGGCCCCTCTAGCACCGGCACCGCTGCCCTGCTGGCCAGCATCAACGGCGGCGCCATCGCCGGCAACCGGAACCGGCTGATCAATGGCGGCATGGCGATCGACCAGCGCAATGCTGGCGCCAGTCAGACCTTCACCGCTGGCGCTGCGCTCGCCTACAGCGTTGACCGCTGGTACGCCTACTGCACCGGCGCGAACGTGACCGGCCAGCGGGTGCAGGGCGCCAGCGCCGGCCTGTTCCGCTACCAGTTCACCGGGGCCGCATCGGTCACCGCGATCGGCTTCGGCCAGCGCATCGAGCAACTGAACAGCGCTGATCTGGCTGGTACCACTGCCACGCTCAGCGTTGACCTTTCCAACTCACTACTGACCACTGTCACCTGGACAGCCTTTTACGCCAACACTGCTGACACCTTTGGTACGCTTGCTAGCCCCACTCGCACGCAGATTGCAACGGGTACCTTTACTGTTACGAGCACGGTAACGCGTTACAACACCAGCATCAGCATCCCAGCAGCTGCAACTACGGGTATTGAAATTGTCTTTACCGTCGGCGCACAAACTTCCGGTACTTGGTCTAGAGCTAATACATGCTACACTAATCCCTTGCTGGCTCGTCCAGTGGGGGTGCATTTATTAGATTCAAACCATGGTTCGCAGCCTGTACGCACAGCGCAAGTTGTGAATATGGTGAGTCATGATAACTAAGCGAATCGGGGGAAAACCGTACCTGCTTTACTGTGGGGGCGGCCCGATGCTTCATTCAAATTTCTGCCCTATCA